GCTTGGCGTCTTTGTACGAAAAGAATAGATTTCCGCTTACATCGGCTACGGGGTCTGTGGAGAAGAAATCGGTATCGTTGACACAAAGCGTCCTGGTGTAGTATGCCGGACCGCGAATACGCACATTATGCCGTCCTATATTGTCCCTGAACCACTGTTGTATTTTAGCCACCGCTGTAGCTGTTGCTACGGCTGTGGCTGTAAGGCGGGTGAGCCGTTTTATCTTGCCTGGAACTACCGGTGTATTTTGTACCCAGGGCTGTGGGTGTTTATGATGTATACCACAATAGTCGCCGTGGGTGGCTATATTGGGGCAACGGAGCTTCGGATTCCGCTTCGATTTGATATTTTTACATTTTGAGTAAGAGTTTTCCATCTCTCTAACGGTTTAAAAGATTTTTTTCCGCAGTTTTTCGGGCAATTTTCTGGGCTCCGGTGAACAAAATTGATTGATATTGAAATTTGTAACTGTACTAAGTATTCCCCGCGTTTGATTGAGCCAAAAAACTCCTCGGTCACACATATAACAACAATGAGCTCTGCCGCCACCCCTGCCAAGCGTACCCCCGCCAAGAAGGCTGCCGCCGTTGCCGCCCCTGCCGTTGCCGCCCCCGCCAAGGTCGTCGCCGCCCCTGCGCCGGCGCCCGTTGCCGCGCCCGTTGCCACCCCTGCCAAGCGTACCCCCGCCAAGAAGGCTGCCGCCGTTGCCGCCCCTGCCGTTGCCGCCCCCGCCAAGGTCGTCGCCGCCCCTGCGCCGGCGCCCGTTGCCGCGCCCGTCGCGGCAGTTGCCGTTGCCGCCGTAGTCGCCGAGGAGGTCAACGTCGTCAAGGACTTCAACTCCCTGGTGGAGAAGGTCAACTCCCTCCGCACGGTGCTCGGCGCCGTACTGTCGGACATGAAGAAGCTCGAGAAGCAGATTCCCCGTGAGCTCAAGAAGGCGTCCAAGGGTCGCCGCCGTCGCGCCGCCACCACCACCGAGAACGGTGAGCCCATCGTCAAGAAGGAGTCGGTCTTCACGAAGCCGACGCCCATCTCGGATGCGCTCTGCACGTTCCTCGGCGTTGCGAAGGGCTCGTCGCTCTCCCGCTCCGAGGTAACGACGAAGGTCTGCGGCTACGCCAAGTCCCACCAGCTGATGGACAAGCAGGTCATCAAGGCGGATGCGGCGCTGCGTAAGCTCCTGGCGCTGACGGAGAAGGATGAGCTCAAGATCCTCAACCTCCAGCGCTACCTGAAGCCCCACTACCTGAAGCCGGCGGTTGCGCCCGTCAAGGCGTAAATGGTTGCTGATAACTAAACTCCCAAAAATATATAACACCATCTTCCTTCCTAAACCTTTCCACCCAAAAACCAAAAACCCATAAAAATGTCTGAAAAACTCCAGTCCAAAAACTAAAAAACCAAAAAAAACCAAAAACCCACTCGCGATAGCTCAGCTTGGTAGAGCGGAGGACTGTAGTTTTTAGCAAACTGCTTAGTAATGTCTTCCTTAGGTCACTTGTTCAAATCAGGTTCGTGAGACGTGTTTATTCTTATTCTGGTCCTTTAGCTCACTTGGTAGAGCATCTGGCTGTTATTTATGTGGGAAATCCTATATATCGTTCACCGGAAGGTAGTAGGTTCGATACCTACAAGGACCGCATCTCTTTCTAAGAGATTGGTGGACACATTCTCTTTAATTTTTTAGCCTATAGTATAGCCTAAAAAATATTTTTTTTCTATTACTTAGACGACTGCGTTGAGGAGCTTGTACGGCTACCATTATTACGAGGTGAACGACGGACTACAGGGGAAACCGCCGGTACGCTCTTCGTAGATTTTGCCGTCTTGCGGAAATCTGCCGACTTTGGCGGAACATAGTCAGAATCGTAATCTGATTCTACCGCGTAAGAAACATCGTACTCAGCATAGTTAATAGTCTTATTGCGCGTGGAGCGAATAGGGGGACGCATGATGGTTATGCTCAGACCACAATCTTGGCACACATCCTCAATTTTTTGGTTTTTTGGTTTTTTGGTTTTGTGCCTATATATTAGAAACATGAGCTCATCGCGTCGCAACTCCCGTAAGTCAAAGAAACATACCCGCGGCGGTGGGCGATTTCAAGGATACGTTCCTACAAAGCAAAATGCCCATGCCGCGCGTGAGGCTGCCGCCGCCGCGGCAAGAGCCGCCGCTGCCGCACGTGCTGAAGCCGCAAGAGCCGCCGCTGCTGCGCGTCAGGCTGCTGCCGCCGCCCGTGCCGCCGCCGCCGCCCGTCCCACCCGACGCTCGTCACGTAAGTCAAAGAAAAACACCCGTCGCAGATAAGATGGCTGCTGCGACTACTGCGAATAAAGACCTTGTTGAGGCTGTCCGGCACTATCTCTCTTAGTTTTTAGCCTATAGCATAGTCTAAAAAAATCTTTAAAATAACTAGAAAGAATGTCTTGGAGTGGTATACCTTATAAAGGTCAACGTCCTAATACAACTAAACAATCTACAACACAACCGGTAATACGTTCACCATATGCTTCTAAAACTGCTCCCTTATCCTATACTAATTTTCCGAATACAAATATTAAATATAATAAATATATTCCAGTTGTAATTCCGACAAAACCCACTGAAAAAAATAATTGGAATAAAGGTCGTGCTCTTATAAATAGTAATCTAACAAATAATGCTGTCAAGGGTTTATTAAAACTTAAAAATTCTAAAACCCGCCGTTCGTCACGTAAGTCAAAGAAAAACACCCGTCGCAGATAAGATGGCTGCTGCGACTACTGCGAATAAAGACCTTGTTGAGGCTGTCCGGCACTATGTTCATTTTGACAATCTTGCCGAGGCGTTAAACAAACAAGTTACCAATGCCCGTTCTATGCGCTCCGAATACGAGACAAAGATACTGACAAACTTGGAGTCAACCGGTATGAAAAATGCCGTCCTCCAAATCAACGGCGCCACATTACAACGTGCTACACGTTCTCAATCCAATCCACTCTCCTGGGGTTTTTTAGAAGAGAAACTCCACGCCTACTATGCCTCGCATCCTATTCGCTCTAGTGACGAGACCACGGCGATTCTGGATTTCTTACAAAATCGGCGTGGGTCTAAGACGACCGAGTATCTCAAAAAGACGGTTTTGACTGGGGGCGGTGCGGATGCCGGTTCCAAAAAACCTCCGACCTAATACTAGAACTTACTGTGGATTCGTGAACTTTTGCTTTTGGCGGACGATGAATACATTTTTATTACATAAAATACAACAAAAACTCAGATATAATAAAATTACACTATGGTTTCACACACTTGTTGAGGGAAAGGAGCACGAAGGAACGCCAGCAGAAACAATTATGGAAATGAATGATTTATTTATAGATTTATTAAAACAAAAACGGCTAAACCTAGGAGTATCTGAAAAGGTATTCCGTCGCAGTATGTGTAGAGCATTGTGTACTATGAAATACTATAAAGATGTAAATATATATAATGATGGTCCCATAGGTGCCTATCCTTGTGAATGGAACCGTGATGTAGAGACTATGTGGCAGGAGTGGCTAAACGTCCGTTGCTTCAAAAACTGGAAAGGCTTCTGGGCTCGGCTACCTGTACGCACTTGGGAAGAGGAAATACCTGGTTGGCGTGAAGGTATTGAACATATACTTATGTCTCATGTACAACGTGAAATTGGAGTACTTGTAGATGCTGATATTATTGTAGAGGATGAACAGGGTGAGTATGTTGATAGTAACCAATATAGTTATGAGGGGGACACCTAACGCACTAAGGAAGAAACAATATGTATTATCGTAGATAATCGTTATTGTTTATAGGATTTTGGGGTGGGACTAGCCGGACCAGCTATTCTTATTGAACGGCAGGACGGTCGTATCATCCAGCTGATCGCGGAACTTCTGAACCTGCTTCTCAAATTCAATCTCATCCGTTGTTGGCGGAAGGGCAACTTCACTATTATTCAACTCGTCCATCGCATTTTTCGCAGGGCGCACACCAAAGCAGTTCACGCCAAAAAGGAGTTCGGGGTTGTCAAAGTATCCACCGTTAATACCTGGGCGACCACACGCATTATGGTACTGCGGGTGCCCCTTCTGGAGCTTCTCATACGTCTCCTTCTGGGTAGGATAGACCGCCATTTGTCCCTTCACCCAGCCATAGTTACACCAGTCGGCACCTTGGTCATAGGCATCTTTCACCTGATCGTACGTGGCAAGTTCAGAGTCGAGCGACGCGCATACCGCCGCCGCATCGTGATACGTGTAAATATTACGGCTCACGTTGAAGACCTGCTTACCGCCGTTGCTGAAATTCGGGTGCGGGAGTACACCCGATAGGAAAGTGCCAGGCTGACCCTCCTTCGCACCAGGCATACCGGACGGGCGATTGCCTGGGCTCGGTAAATTAGGGTGGGGTGGCTCACCTGCGTCCATCGGCTTCAGCGTTGCTGTAAGATTGCCAGTGGCTCCCATATGATCGGCACCGCCAAACTCTGCCTCAACCGTTCTACGACCGCTTATAATATTACTTATGTTCTTGATACCCAAATCAACATAGTAACCAATCTTCTTGTAATAGACGTAGCAGAGAATCGCAACGACAATCACAATGGCGATAAGTATCCATACGTTTGAAAAAGCACCGGTTACACTTGCCACCATATTTGTCTTTGGCGCATTCATCGCGGGTGTCACCGATGATAACGGATTAAAGTTCATATCACCTCTACTTAGTTCATTTATTTACGCTTCTGCTGCGGATTCGTTTTTTGCCTGTTCTTTCGCCTGTTCTTTTGCCCGTAGATATTGTATCTGATGCCTCATAGTTGTGTTCATTGACTCCAGACGATTCTTACGTGTTAGGAAAGCGATATACGTATCACACTGGGTCGCCGTTTCGCCGGGTACATTCTGAATAGCATTATCATCATATTCATACCATTGCTCTTCCTGTTTGGCATACATCCGATAATGTCCTCCGCGGAATGACCCCTGTTGCTCAATCAGCGCCGTAGTTTCATAAATCGGTAACGTATACATCTTATTAAACGGGTCGCCCTTGAACGCCATCCACGGACGGAAATCAAATCCATTTACGTCCCACGCCACCTTACCTGCCACCTTCTGCATTGTATTTGTAAAACGCTTGAATGTTAGAATAATTATATCAGGTAGTCTAGAAATACGATTACGAATCGTCGCCCTGCCCTTTGTCTTACAGGCATCACATTGATAGTCATCCAAGCTTTCATCGGCAAATCCTAGATTCAAACAATCGGTCAGGGTCGCCTCAAGTTTAGTACGATTCGGCATATCGCCACCGGGTAAGGGAACTTTTAGCATCAGCCACGGCTCATAACGTGTACTTACCGCCTTACACGCTTCACAAATTACCTCCGTTTGCGTCTGTCCATTATAATTATCAATAATCGGCGAATACTCCTTACGAAAGAACTTATCCCACGAATCAATCGCCTTAATATACGCCATCTCCTCCTGATCCGATGCGCTTCCAATCACTTTCATCGTTACCGTTTTATACATCGCATCGTGGAGTCCACTCAGAATATATTGAATTGTTTCCGCCGCGTCACTCTGTTGACCATATCGGTGCCAATCGTCGCCAGAATCGTTAATCGTGCGCAGGAAGGCGCCGTGAAACCCCCGCGGATTCAGATTCGGCTTTGCCCCCAGAGGTAGCGAATGCTTCCAGAAATCACGAATAAGTGTCTGAAACGCCTCCAAAAGTATTGTCTTATTACTTCCTTTACGTGCCTCAATATTATGTGTTAGAAATATATTACATAGAGGCTGGGAAAGACGTAGTGCTTGTATGACAACATTTAGGAAACACGTGTTTCCCAAATTTGACAAGCCTATCGTCGTGGATAGCTCGGACATTGTGTCGGTTCTTCTTATTATGTTACATAAAGACTTTAGACTCTTCAAATTTTCTCGTCTAAAGAATCAAAAATTGAATCAAATTATATCTAAACCGATGAACAACAACAATAACAACGCGATGGCATATAATCCTCAGCAATATGAATCTGTGTACGGATTCTCTATGCTAGATGAACTTCACAATTTTATGCCAGAATTACTCTATGACACGACATTGTTTCCGAATGAAATGGTAAACTACTTTCGTCACCGTATGAGTCAGCTCTTTCAGCCAACTTTTACTCGTCAACAACACATCTATAATATTTATAGTGCTCAGGAGCGTCGCAATAACTTTGCGCAATGGCGTCGCAACAGCAATCTTAATAATACATCTCCGCCTCCCGCCGGTGTGCCTGATATCTTAGGTGCCCTAAACAATGTGTTCAATAACGCTCCCCCTATCACATCCAATATTCGTGTGGAAATTCCCCTTAACCCTGTAACGCCACAGGCGCAGATTCGTCGCCGTGCTTCTACGGAACTACCATCTGGTACCGGCAATTCTGTTGGTACTAATACGGTTAATCAGTCATTCCGTGCTGCAACTGCCCCAGGAGCGGAGCCTAATACAACGTATACCCCGCCACCGCCTAGGCGCCAGAGACATCATAATGACTTCATCACCGCCAACGAACTCCTCCATCTTACCCCTGGTACCGGCGGAGACATTAACTCATTTCTTAATATTCTTACCAGTGCTGTGCTTGGGGCGCCGGGGCTTGATATTCCTATTACCACTACTGTTGGTAATCGTAGGTTTTGGCAGGAAGTGGATGTCGTAGCTACACAGGCACAGATTGATGCCGGTTCTACTGTTGTGGAAGGCTCTACAATTGGCGCAGATGTCAATTGTGCTATTTGCCAAGAGCATACGTATGCTGACAGCAATAGTACGAATCAGTGGCGACGACTCCACTGCGCACACGAGTTTCACCGTGAGTGCGTTGATTCGTGGCTAGAGCAGAGTGTCCACTGCCCTGTTTGCCGTGCTGATATTCGCGACCCTAGTGGTAATGCTAGTGGAGCACCGGCGACTGTTGGTGGCTCCTACGCGTCCGCCACTCGTCGTGGATTGACCTCGCGTAACCCATCAGCCAGTTGAAAAAATTGAAGGCGCCTGTGATGTTTAGAGGATATATGCCCGTACTACGTTCATACATCTTCTCCGAATGACTGACATCCTTCCTACTTTCGCCGATATTAGCACCGGCAGCATTGACTTTAGTCCCTACCAACCTGTTCCTAGTGTAACAATTATCCTTGATGAAGATGAACTTGCCGATTGTAAAGAGTTCCAGTTTGAACGCTTCTGGCGCGTCTGGTACAAGGAACGCTCTTTCTACGCACCTGCGCTACAAACATTGGTGCTAGGTCTGCGACGACGCTCATCGTCCTGGGTGGGCATTCGCCGATTTATTGACTACTTTGAACAGGACGTTCTATTTCGGAATCCTCGCGTTGGACTAGATATTTACTTGACAAATGGCGATGATCCTCAGCACGTTCTGTCAGTTAATCCGACGAAGTTTCGCAGATATCCTGTATCAATTCACCAAGCGCCCCAAGAGCTGTAGATTCCTGAGCAGGGGTTGCTTCACGTCGCAGTCTTACAGTCGTAATAATCAGTTTCACAATATCCTGTCGCTCTTTTTTATTGAGTGTTCCCGTTACATCCGCTGCCGCGTGGGCAAGGTCTGCCATTTGGCGGTAACTCATACGCTTATTCTTAACAACTTCGCCC